AAACTGGGCGAGATATTCCAGACAGTTTATGGCTGGATCGCGGCGGCCGGCATTTTTGTTATGAACTTCTTTGCAGGATACGAGACGGCCATCAATGCCGTCGTGATTTGTGTGGCGCTCGATACCGTCTGGGGAATCGCGGCGCAGATCAAACGCGGGCATTTCGCGCTTTCCGAGTTGGGGCGGCACGGCATGCTGTCGAAACTGGCGCTGTATGCCTCCGTGATCGTCGGATTCGTGCTGCTCGAACGCATGGCCAACCTGGAATCGCAGCTCGCGGTGATCGCCATATGCACGCTGATCTGTTTGGTGGAACTTTGGTCGATGGGAGGCTCGGCGCTGATCGTGAACCCGAAGATGCGGTTCCTGCGCATATTCCGCGAGGTGCTGGCCGGGGAGGTCGCCCGCAAGATGCAGGTCCCGGTCGACGAGGCTAAAAAGTATTTGGACGGCAGCACAGGAAAACTAACCAAGAATTAACCAACATGGCAAGAAAAGAACAGATTGAATTCGTACGGAAGATTTATCCCGCTGCGGCCCGGCTGTATCGTTCCGGCGGGGTGCATCCGCTATTCGTGACGGCGCAGGCCGCTCTGGAAACCGGATGGAAGATCAAAGGAATCGGCAACAACATCTTCGGGATTACGAAAGGCAGCAAGTGGACCGACCCGGTGTCGCTGGAACTGACGACCGAGTATTTCAAGACCCCGAGCGTGAAGTTCAAAGCACCGGAGCGGGTCGTGTCGATCGAACACGTCGGACCGTGCAAATACAAATACCGGGTCTATCGGTATTTCCGGAATTTCGCGTCGCTGGATGAATGCCTCGACAACCACCTGGAACTGCTTCGCAAACCGGGATATGCCGATGCGTGGCCTTACCGGGACGACCCGAAAGAGTTTGCCCGGCGGCTGGTGGACGACACCGGGGCGAAGTACGCTACGGCACCGAACTACGCCGAAGTGATGGCGGGCATCATCGACACCGTGGCGCGGATCGTAGAGACAGAAGGTTTACTTTAACATCAAAATATCAAAATGTATGAAATTCTCTGAAATCATCGACGATCTTAACAGGGGATATACCTTCCGACGCTGTTCAGATCCCGCATGGGCCGGCAAGTTCATCGTCAAACAGATTCC